CGCCTTGTCTGTCTCGCCCTGTGCCCGGTAAATCATACCCATGCTGAAGATAACCTTCGGGTTTGCCGGACGGATCGCCAGACAGGTCTGGTAATCTGCCAGTGCTTCCTGCATACGACCTGCCGACCACATCGTGTATGCCAGATCTTCCAGCGCCTGGGAGCCGCTGGCGTCGGTCAGCATCTCAGGCGCCACGAAGATGCGCTTACGACCGAGGGCGAACTCGTTGGCGTAGCTGTCGTACTCCAGGTCGATCTTGGCCAGGACGTCGATGCTGTTGGCGAAAAGTGCCACGCCCATCGGGTTGGTGTCGTCCTCATCCACATTGTTCGCGATGTTCAGCTTGTCGATGATGAACTGGGGCTGATCGGAGCCGGTCTCGACTCTGGCAGCCAGGCCTTCGAAGTACGGGATCGCGTTCCACTCGGCAGGCGTTAGATCTCGACCAGCGCCGGAGGAACACTCCACGACGCTGTTCTCGATGACGTACTGATAGCCGAGATCGTTGCCATCCTTGTCCTGCCAGGGCTCCAGCTTATGGTGTTGGAGCTGGACGTACTTCTTGCGCTTGTAAGTCTTCGGAAATGCGAAGATGACCTCGGTGATCCTGGAGTTCTCCCAGGCTGTGGGGTAGATGTTCTTGGCCACCACATAGTCCAGCTTGATGTCAGCACTCAGGACGCTGCCGTCTTCGGCCACTTCCATGTTGGTCAGATACGGGACATAGGCCACGGTGCCGCAAGCAGCCTTGCGCTCCTGGTACTCGTTGCCCTGCACGGTGAAGTTCGCAGCATCGAGAACGCTGCGGACGAACTTGGCCGTGGTCTCGTCCTTGATGGTGATGGTGACGCGCTCGTTCAGCAGCAGGTCGCTGATGTCCTCGCAGATCTTCTTCGCCATGCCCAGGCTCTTGCGATGGCAGCGCTCATACTGCCCGGTGCCATGGTAGACACGGTACTGGTGGAAGCGCTTGACGTTCGCCCTGTACCAGCTGTCCCACATGGCGATCTTGCTGTAGAAGGAGCTGTCGATGGTGTCGATGCCCTTCTTTTTGAAATACTCGAAAATGTTCATTTTATGGCTCCTTCCGGCTCCTCCTCTTTATCCCTAACGGGCAGGTAGTTCTTGATTTTCGACCACATTCCCATGACCAGGTAGCGGATGGCGTCCATGCCATGGTCGTCCTGCTTCACGGGCTCCTCGCGGCCCCTCTCGATGCTTTTCTTGTCGTACTCATAGAGACCGAACTCCCGGACGGCGTTCTCCTGGTCTGGCGACACGGTCATCATCTTGAAGGTCAGGAGCTTCTGCACTCGGGAGATTCCCAGCGCCACGTCGTTCTCGGCGTCGCGGATCAGCACGTTGTAACCGATGCCCCTGGTGGCCCGCTTGATCTCCTCCATCAGGCCACGGGCCGAGGGGTCGATGAAGGTATAAAAATAGCTGCATGAGTAGGTTTCATGCAGCAGGTTCAAAAACTTGACGAAGTCCCCGGCGTACTCGCTGGGACTTTTCTGCGTTCCGGTCTCCCGGCCGCTGTGGTAGTATTCCGTCAGGCCGTCCAGCTTGTGCTCGTACTCATTCAGGCCGGCCGCCTGGTATGTTGTGGCGTTCTGCTGGCCATAGTCCACGCCGATGCCGATGATCCGGTAGTGGTCGCGGCTCGGGCGCTGGATGGCAGCATCGCCGAACATATAGTAAATAAGCTCGTCCACGCCGATGCTGAGGCCGAGCCAGAGCCATCTCCACTGGCGCTCATCCACTTCGTGGAGGATCTCAGCCGCCTCGATCAGCTTGGCGCCCAGCCACTCAGGAGGCACGTCCCGGTAGTCCACATGGACGTGGATGCAGTCCGGACGCTTCTCCATCTTCCGGCACCAGACCACCACGGGGGCGTTGGGGTTCTTCGGCGGGTTGTAGAGGTAGAGCATCTGGAAGCCTTCGACGTTGCCTCTGATGAAGGTCGCCTCGATGTTCTGGAGCTCGTCCTCGCCTTCGCCGTCTGTGAAGAACTCGCTGACCTCATCCAGCAGCACGATCTTGATGGGCTTGCTCTCGTCGATGATGCCCTTGGTGTCGTCAATGCTGTCGGATCCGGTGAAGTAGATGGTGTTGCCGTTTGGCTTGTATGTGATTTCCATGGGGCTGACCGTGATCTTGAACAGGCTCTCCGGCAGCCCCAGGCGCTTGATGGCTCGCTTGATTTCTTTGTAGACCGTTTTCCGGAGCTTGTTATGGCGCTTCCGGATGACCACGGCGGAGCAGTCTTCCTCACTGACGATCTTATACACGACCTCGATGGCAGCCTCTGAGGACTTGGTGCCGGCTCGCCCAGAGGTCAGGATCTTGTGCGTGTGCTCTCGATCATTGAAGGCCGGCCAGAACTTCGGGATGATCAGGTCACTGATGCGGATCGTGCGCGTCATTGATGATCACCACCTTCCCGGCGTCATCGGAGCCGTCGTTCAGCTTAGCCTTCAGCAGATGAAGGCGAGCTTTCTGCTCCTCTGTAGCTGCGTCCCAGTCCTTGTGCAGCATCTCGTCGTATTGCTTAATCAGACCACGGAGCTCACTCTGAGCGCGTGCCTGTGCTTTCATAAAGTTGGCCTGCTTGTCCCAGGCCTGCTGGACTTCCCATTTCTCGCCCCATGACTCGGCGCCGCTGCGGTCCTCGATCTTCTCGATGGTCTTGTCTTCAGCGTCTTTGACGTAGGCGATCTTCTGAGCCCGGATGATGGCAGCGTAGGCCAGCTGGATCTGGGTCCAGAGAAGATCCAGAGGGGAGGAGCCCGCTGTCAAGTGCAGCAGTTCCAGTGTCTCCTCTGGGAGATACTTGGACAGGAAGCCGAACTTCTCGGCGTTCTTGTTACCGGGTGGCCCGGTGGCGTTCCTGTTACCAGGCTGCCCTCCTCGTTTGCGAGCGTTCGGTTTTTTAGGTTGCGAGCGCTCGGTTTCTTCGGGGGCGTCCCATTTGTAGGTGCATTTCCATCGGCGGACAGTCCCCTCCGGGATGTCCAGCTTCCGGGAGATTTCTATGAGTTTAAGGCCCTGCCGATACAATGCAAGGGCCTCGTCCACTTTCGAGTTCCTTGCTTTTGGCATGGTCTCGCCGCCTCCTATTCGTCATTTCGATAAACGGAAAAGAGCAGGCCCTTCCGGTCCTGCTCTCATTCGTCCACTTTACCAGTATAACACGTTCTGGTTTGCAATGTTCGCCGACTTTCTAAAAGTCGTTCAGTAGTTCGTCCTCGGCCTCCTGGATGCGCTTGGTGGCCGTGTCGAAGTATTGGTCGGACAGTTCCATCCCGATGAAGTTTCGGCCCTCCTGGACGCAAGCGACGCCCGTGCTGCCGGATCCCATGAAGCAGTCCACCACGGTCCCCCCCCTTGGACAGATCTGGATCAGGGCCTTCAGGAGCTCCACGGGCTTCTCCGTCTGGTGGTGCTTCTGCTTGGTGTTGACGCCGTTGATGTGGTAGATGCCCGGCATGGCCTTGGCGCCCTTGGCTGCCTTCCAGTCCACCTCTTTCCGGCCGTTGGTGCCCCAGACGATGTACTCACAGTCGTTACGAAAGCGGCCGGGGATGTTTCGGCTGATGCCCTTGTCCCAGACAATGACCCCACGCCATACCCAGCCGGCCATCTGGATCGCGTCCGTCATGGCCGGAAGGTTTCGCCAGTCGATGAAGGCGGCGATAGTGCCGCCTTCCTTGGTCAACTCTCTGAGCTCCATGCTGACATGGGTCATAAACTGGATGAAGCTGTGCTGGTCCATGTTGTCGCCGGAGAAGCTGGGGAAGCGTGCCGCACCGTTGAAGTCGGCGTCGGTGTACTTGACGCGGGTGTCCTGTTTGCGGTCGCCGGCAAACAGGCCGCCGCTGGAATATGGCGGATCTATCAGAACGAGATCCGCGCAGCCGGGCTCCAGCTGCCGCAGAAGGTCGAGACAGTTGCCTTTTAACAGTTTGATCATCCTAAAACCTCCCCCAGATGGGTGACGCCCATCTTCCTGAAATGATACGCCCTGCGGACGCTGTAGTTGATGGCGTCAGCCACCTCGGTCATCGGTGCCCGTGCTATGTAGAACTCGGTCAGCACGGTTCTCTCGTAGTCGTCCTCCAGCGTCTCAATGGCGTCGCTGATCTCGATGACCAGGGAGGCCTTCTCACGCCAGAGCTGATCGATCTCTCGGTCCAGCTCGTCCACTCTGACGATGACGTCGGCCATCTTATCGGTCGGAGTGCTCTGGACCCTGTCGCGGTCATAGCGGATGGCGCCAGGCAGCAGGCAGGCCCTCAGCTCGTCCCGCTGGGTCTCTTTCCGTCTGATGATGATCTCCTTGCGGCGGATCTGCATCAGGAAGTCATAGGTCTCGTCTAAAGTCATGACAGCGTCACCTCCTTCGTGAGAAGCTGCTCCAGGCTGACGATGATCTTGTCGGTGCCCAGGGCGAAGCCCAGCTCGCGACTGGCGCCGATGGATCGCTCCCAGCCGGGAAGCTGCACCAGGTAGTCAGCAGCGGACAGGAGCTCCAGGTCGATCCGCATGATTTCCTCGTAGCTCATGCACTCGACGGGAATGGCGTCATCAATCGCCGCAGGGTTAATGACGTTGTAGCCCATCTCCTTCAGCGCGGCGGCAGCCTTCGCAAACTGACGCCGGTAGTCTTTATGGCCCGTAATGGGACCGCTTAAATATCCGATCATCTGAAAATCATCCCTGTCTTTTTGTGTTTTATCGTGATGCGGCCGACTATTTCAAAGCCAGCCATGTCAGCCAAAAGGCGGAAGGTGTGGATCAGGTCCTTGTTCTTTCGCTCGGCCTCGTTTTCTTCTTGTATGACGTTTTTGGTGCCGAGATAGGCTGTCACATCGAGATAGCCCTCCGCGTTTCTCCTCGGGTCGCTCATTTATTTCTCCTTTCTTTCAGTGCTGCCATCAAGGCCGCCTGACTGGTGTCCTTTGCCTCCAGGGCATCCATGACCTGCTCGTCCACGGTGCCCTCTGCGATCAGGTGGTGGATGATCACCGGCTTCTCCTGGCCCTGCCGATAGAGGCGGGCGTTGGCCTGCTGGTAGAGTTCCAGGCTCCAGGTGAGGCCGTACCACACGATCACATGGCCGCCCTCCTGGAGATTGAGGCCGTAGCCCACGCTGGCCGGATGCGCCAGGAGCACCTGGACCTCGCCAGCGTTCCACTCTGCGATGTCCTCCGGGCCGTCCAAAGTCCGGGCCTCGGGGATCGCTGCTCGGATAGCGTCCAGGTCGTGCTTGTAGCTGTAAAATACCAGGACAGGGCTGTCGGTGGTGTCGATAATCTCCAGCAGCGCCTCCAGCTTTGCATTATGCAGCCGGACGACATTGCCCTCGTGGGAGTAGACGCTGCCGTTGGCAATCTGTAGGAGCTTGGTCATCACGGCGGCCGCGTTCAGGGCGACCACGTCCTCGTCGTCGATGTGAAGCAGCTGCTCGGCCTCCATGGTCTTGTACTGCTTCATCTCCTGGGGGCTCAGCTTGACCGGGATCCGGTTGTCGATCCGCTTCGGCAGCTTCAGATAGTCGGCCGCGCTCATGCTGATGCAGATGTCGCTGATGGCGGCCTCGATCTTCTCCCTGGCTCCCCGAAGGGGCTCCCACTTGAAGACGATGTAACCGTTCCGGGCTCCCGGCCGGAAGTATTTCTCGCGGTAGGCGCCCAGCGTCTGGCCCAGGCGTTCGCCACGGTCCAGCAGGTAGATCTCAGCCCAGAGGTCCATGAGACCGTTGGCCGAAGGAGTGCCGGTCAGACCGACGACCCTGCTCACCTTCGGCATGACCTTCCGGAGAGCCCGGAAGCGTTTGGCCTGGGGGTTTTTGAAGCTGGAGAGCTCGTCGATCACAATCATGTCGAAGGGCCAGCCGGTCTTCAGCTTCTGGTAGAGATCCACCAGCCAGACCACGTTGTCGCGGCCGATGACGTAGATGTCGGCGTCCGTGGTCAGCGCCCGGCGCCGCTGCTCCGGTGATCCCAGCACCTTGCTGACGCGAAGGTGGCGGAGGTGGTCCCACTTGGCGTGCTCTCGTGTCCAGGTGTCCTCAGCCACTCGCTTCGGCGCAATGACCAGGACGCGATCCACCTCGAACATCTCGTTGATCAGGATGTCGATGGCGGTCATGGTGATGACAGTCTTGCTAACCGAGGCCCATCTCCAGGAACAGGCCGAAGCGCTTATTGTTGACGATCCTGTCTATCGCCTTCTGCTGATATTCGTGTGGGATGAACTTCATCGGGCATCACCTCCTTGTCGTTTTCTTTGTGCCACCTGGTTTGGTAGTCGTGGGGGATGTACTTCATCAGCCGACACCTCATTCCCTGGCGGCTCTGGCTTCTGCTTCCTCCGCCTCGATCCGTGCCATCTCCTCGGCGTACTCCTCCGCCTCATGCTCCAGATGCTCTTTGTCAGCCCATCGGGCCATGCACCAGTCGATGGCCTCCTGCTTGCCGGTGATCAGCGCCACGTTGCAGCCCATCTTCCGCAGCTGTTCCATTTGCCACTTTTGGACGGCTGTGGGCTTTTCGCCTTCGCGCTTCAGCTCTACAAACCATACCCGGCCACCCGGTAGGATAGCGATCCGGTCGGGCACCCCGTCGTTCCCGGGGCTTGTGAACTTCATAAACTTGCCGCCCGTTCTCTCGACCTGCTTCCGCAGGCCACTCTCTATGTCTCGTTCTCGTTTTTCCATCTTTGGATCCTCCGTAACAACTATTCACTCTCGCGCGTATATGTCCGTGCGGGCGCTCTCGGGCGCGGTTTTCATTGTCTATATTCAAATAATTAAAATATTAGGGGTTTCTTTGTTACCTTGTTACCTTGCCTAAAATATCGGGGGCTTTGGCGGTAACAACAACTTGAAAACAAGCAGTTGTTACCCCGTGAGCCTCCGACCGTGCACGGGTAACAACTTAATCGTTACCCGTGCTCCGGTGGTAACAACGTTGTGGGCCGTATCCTGGCACCTTTTCCAGCTTGCTGCCGCTTTTCCAGCCGCCGATCCTCAGCAGCATGGTCTTGATCCGGTCGCCGTCCTGCCGCGTAAAACGGGCCCACGGGAGCCCCAGGCACTCGCAGTAGATCTCCTTGGTGCTGACTCGCGTGCGCTGCATCGTGCCCTCGATGGTCGGGCTCAGGACGTCGCGCTGCTGGAAGTAGTCCACACGCTGGCTCAGGTCCCAGCTGTACCAGTCCGCCGGCAGCAGGGTGTCCAGATACTCGGCCACCTCGCCCTCGCGCTCGTCGAACTCCAGCGCGTTCAGCTGCATCCTCGCGGCCTCGCGTTCCAGCTCGTAGTCCAGGTAGGTCGTCTCGCCCTCGGCCACGAAGATCATGGCCTCGGCCCAGATCTGGGCGCGGGTTTCCTCGGTCATCTCCCAGACGCTGAGGCGGCCCCTCTTCCCTGGGGGGGGGCCCGACCGGCGGGTGGCGCGGGGG